ACTTCCATCTTGTCATCTCCTGAAGTAGCAGCGCCACCAACAGAACCAGTAATCCAAGACTTCATACGACGATCATCAGCTTCAGAAGCACGGTAACGTACGTGTAGGAAAGGACGTTTGATGTTCTTACCTAGAAGTTGATCGTAAACTGAAGAAGTACCAGCAGGTACTAATACACCTTCAACACCACCGATAAGACCACGAGTAGTAGCATCGTTTAAGTATTTCCAGTCAGTTTTGTAGAAATCATAAGATCCACGACGGAAACCTGAGAATCCTAAGTTAAGTGCCATATCCTCAGAGTTGTTGAATACTCCGTAAGAAGTACCACCAGCACCGTAAGAATTTTGAGCAGCTAACATATCGTCGATAGATAGAGCGATATCACGGTTAACGAAAAGCATGTTCTCTTCGATAGCACCTTCTTTGTCAAGTTTCTTAAGTAGAGTGTCAAAGTCTTGTAAAGACTCAGTAGCAGTTCCACCTACAAAACCATCAAATTGGTGACCACGTGATTCAATAGCAGAGAAAAGACCTTCAGTACCGTCTACATCAACAACACCGCTAGCTCCTTTTTTCTCAGCTTCAACAAGTGACATTTCAGCGTAATCTTCGAAACGAGTACGAGTATCACCTTCAGCTTTGATGTACCATAGGTAACCAGTTTGACCTGATTCACCAGTTACTTCAATCCAACCAATTTGAGAAGCGTCAGATCCAGAAATTTCATAATGATCTTTAAGGATAATTGGCTTGTTAGTTAGAGAGATGAAATCTGGCTCAACAGCGTCAGACATTGCAGCAGTTCCTTTTTTGAATTCAGAACCGTAAACAAATAACTGAACATCTTCAGCAGAAGAAATTCCAAGACCGTCAGCAGCGTAGCAAGATACAGTAATTGTAGTTGCACCAACAGCAGTAACTAAAGCCTTAAAGATACCTGTAGAAGCAGAAATAACTACAGTCTGATTAAGACGTACAGCGTGATTTGCTCCAACAGTGATAACGTTTACTTCAGATCCAGAAGTTCCTGAGTCTGCAGCAGCTTCAACACCGTCAAAAGAGATGTGAAGACGTCCTTGTTCTGACCAGATAACTTGGTCTGAAGTCATAGGCATTTCAGCACCTACCATTTGTAAGAATCCAGAAACAGAGCGGTTTCCATAACGCTCTACCTCAGCTTCGTATAGCTCTGGTAAGTATTGTTGAGCCCAACCAGCAGTTCCAGCTGCTGTGAAATCGATATAGTTAGTCGATAAAGTTTGTTTTACTGGGGCAGCATTTGATAGGATTAAGCTGCTACCTGCAGTATAAGTTGCATTTGCCATTTTTTAATTTTTTAGCTTTTTAGTTTTTAATTTTAACTCTTAGTTTTGAACTATTATCGCCTGTTACTGCTCTCACTTTTAATCCACCAGCTTCAATAAATCCTTCGTTAGTTTTTCTAGGGTCCATGTTTATATTCTTAGACTCTGCTTCTAATTGACGGATCGCATCAGCTTTTCCTTGTTCATAAAAGTGGTTTGCAATTTTATCGGCATTTTTTGCAGCAAATAAAGCTTTGTGGTAATCAGCAGCATTATCTAATAAACCTTGTTCGTTTACAAAACTTCCAAGAAATTCGTTTATGTCGCTTTGTTGCTTTTTCACTTGTTGAGTATCACTAACTTTAAACCTGTACTTGTTTTCACCTACCTTGAAATCAAAACCTTTGAATTCTTCGTTGAATAGCTTGTTGGTTTGTTCGCTAAAATACTCATTTTGCTTCTGCGTAAGAGTAGATAGTTCTTCTTGCTCTTTTTTATAATTGTTATAAAACTCTACAGCTTCTTTTTGTTCTGGGGCTAAACGAGATGTCAACTTGACTTCGTCGTAGTATTTGCCTTTTAGATCATCAAGAAAACCTCGAGCCTTAGCAATTTCTTCTTTATATGCGAGTTTTTTACGTTTGATGTCTCGATCATCATCAACTTCCTCATCAAAAGAAAAATTATCTTCAATTAAAAAATCGATCTCATCATTATCTAAATGAGAACGTGTTTGTCGATAGTATTCTTTCAATAATGTTTTTTCGTCTACATTAGAATAGTCTGTATTTAATCTTACATAATCTTCTAATGTACCGCCAGTTTCACTCATAAAGTCAACAACTTTTTGAATGTTTTCTGGTAGTAAGACTTCTTCTTTTACTTCTTCTTTTTGTAAGAGCTTTTCTTCATTGGCTTCTTGGCCATTGGTTTCTTGCTCTTCGACTTGCAGCTTTTCGGCATCGTTATCTTCTTTAATTAATTCTAAAACTTGTTCTACTTCTTCTTTTTGTTCGGTAGGTTCTTCGGAACTCCGTACTTCTTCGACCACTTCTTGGCTAGCTTCGGGTTCGTCTTGAACAGGAACCTCATCTGTGCTTTGCTCTTGAACGGCATTTTCTTGTGTTTTTGTTAAATCAAGTTTGTACGTGTTGTCTTGTCCAACGTCGGCGCCAGCATCTTTAAGAACTTTTTCTTCACGCTCTTGAATAGATGGTTGCTCGTCGTTTACTAAGTTTACTTTGTAATCTGACATAATATGATATTATAAAAATTTAAAAATTATCTTGGATCAAATTGCTCTAATCCAAATCCACCTAAGGTGTCAAAACCTGCAGATTCAAAATCTTTAGGTCCACTGTTACCCTTTCTCTGTTCAATAAGCTCAGACTGCTGGGTAGCTTGTATTTTGGTTCTTTTATCTTTACGATCTTCTTTAAAACCTTCTTTATCTTTAATTACTTGCGATTCAATTTGTTTAAGTTTCATGTTTAACTCAAACTCATGATACATAAGCTCTTTTTTAATTTGAGCTTCTCTTTCTAATTTCTGTATTTCAAGATTAGATTTTATTTGTTCTAATTGTGCTTTACTTTCAGTTAACGCTTGTTCTTTCTGCATTTCAGCTTGAGCAGACTCTTGAGCAGCTCTAGCATTAGATTCAGATTGTGCTTGAATATTCTGCATCTGCACAGCTCTATCTTCAGCCGCTTTACGTTTTCTACGAACTTTAAGTAGTTGATTAGCTAGTTTTGTGTTTTTTATTTCTCTAATATCAATAGCATCTTCAAGGTATATTTGATCTCTTTGTAATGCTATTTGAATATTATTTTCTAGCTTTTGCTTTTCTTCCTCGTCTGGCGCTAAATCAATATAAATGCCAAATTCATGAAGATGTAGGTTTTGTATCTCTTCTAATGTACCAACATTAAATCTACCTATACCACCTATAAAAGAAGACTTAGTATTTGAAAACTTAAGTACGTCAGCTATTCTTAGTGATATATTTTCAGCTGTTTTTAATGCTAAGTACAAACTACCTTGTAGTATATGCCTAGTTGCTGTGTTTGAATTAGCAGCTGCTAGTTTTTGTATTCCTACAAGCGCTTTTTCATCAGGCATACTACCATCTCTTGCCTCGTTAAGACCAGTTACATCTCGCATCATTTGCAAGTAGTAATTGTAAGAGTTAATTAGGCTAGCTATTTTTTGACCACCACTTGAAGACTGTAATTCTTGAATAGGTGCTTTACCATGATTAAACTCTCCATCTTGAGTCATTGATCTACCGATAACAGATCCAGTTTGGAAGTACATGTTAAGTGCTTCTTGTGGATTATAATTTGTACCGTTACCTAAATCAATTTCAGCAATACCATCAGCATCTAAATAAACACCATCAGGTACCATGCGAGATAAAACCTGTTGTAGCTTTAAATGTGTTAATTGAATCATGTCAGCAAATGAAGTCATTCTACCAACAAGTGATTCAACTTTACCTTTGTATATTCTTGGAGCTACAATATTATAAGACATGTTAACCTTCGTCGTATCAGAATAAGGTCTTGTCATGTTTTCAGCTAGCTTCCATTTAAGCATTTTATTAGTACCAATAATTTTAGCTCCTTCATATAACACTTCTATAGATCTATTTACTTTTTCAAATCTAGATCTAGCATCTCTTGGAGGATTAAATTGATCAGTTTTCTGTATTGCTTTTTCAGCGCCAGAAGCTGTTTCTTTTATTTTATATACTTGGTTTTGAAAAGTTTTATATTCATAATAAAGAACATACACGTGGTTAGTGTCTTCAGCATCAGAAGCAGCAAACGACTTATTATAAAGCATCATATTGCTACCAGTTCCTTCTATGTCTTTAATATCTTCTTCTGTAAGATATGGAAATTGCTTTTTAAGTTCTACTAAACTAACTCTACGTATTTCACCTACATAATATAAATCGTCAAAGTACGGTGACTCTGTATATGAATAAACAATATCAGCAGGATCTACGTATTCTATTTTAATACCTTCCGCTGTATTGAATGTTGTTTTATCACAAGCAATACCTATAGTTACTAAATCGTAGTCAAAACGTTTTTTAAGTAAATGATACTTGTTAAAATCTAGTACATTATTTATAGCTTGCTCTTCTGCAATTTCTATAGACTGTTTGTAGTCTAACTGCATGTGTAACTCTAATTCTTCGTCTGAATTAGGTATTTGCTCTTCTGGAATACTAAAAGTATCTACACCGATGTTATCTTTAATAGAACGCTTAACGTCGTAAGCATACATATCTTTCATAACATCTTCAAGATATTGTGTTTTTTTCTTTACAGAAAAAGGATCTGAGGAATATGCTTTAATATCAAAAGTCCTTTCACCAATACCATTAACTACAATATCTACAAATTTAGGTATAATAGGTACTGGCTTCCAGTCTAAATTAAGATAAGACAAATCACCGTTGATAGATAATTCATCTTTGTATTTTTGTATTGACTGTTCACCTCTTGCGTACAATCGAAGTCTGTGGTAGTTATCTCTATTTGCATAGAACCTAACACTTCCTGAGTCTCTCTTAAACCATTCAGACTCGATAGCTTTGGCCACTTCCATACCATACTCTAAACTAGCTTTAGTAGCATCATCTACTGATTGGCTTGGAAATATACCCTTAGGTAACGTTTTTGACATCTATTCTATTATTTTTGAAGTATATCCGTTGTTATTGTATTTTTTAAAACCAAAGTTTAAAGCTCTAGTTGTTCTTTCTTGTTTTGGTGCGTACATGTGCTTATTGCAAGCCATAATAGCTAAACCAGAAGATATAGCCGCATCAAACAATGTTCTTTTATTTATATCGAACTTAGCCCAGTCGTTTAAAGTTTTGGTAAAATACATGTTTCCATAATCACCATTATCTAATTGACCTACATGCTTCTGTATATAGCTTTCTATTGCAGCCGCGTGCGCTTGTTTAATGTCTTCACCTGAATTTGGTATACCTCCGATCTCTTTTTCTGTCGTAGATAACTTGTTGTATGTTTTATCAGGTCTATTTATTGAGTAGCCTCTATAACCTCTACGTTTTAAATAGTAAAGCAGTCTCGGCTTGTTATTTTCAGCAAGCATAGGCATGCCATAAAAAACTAAAGCCATTAACACGTCTTCAAAAAACATTTCAGCGGTTTGAGGTCTAGCTATATATTCTAAGAAAAAAGTATTAGGCGGCGCGTCTTCCATACTAAACTTTGTAAGGCCGTGTAATGCACCTTTAGATCCTCTACCATCAACTGTTCCTGATATATCGTAGCTATCACAACCAAAAGCGCCAACGTGTTCGTTAGCAGGATATTTTATACCACCTCTTATTTCATACTTATTTTGCATGTGTACTGGTGGCACCCAAGAAACTAAAAATCTACCATTTTGATCTGGCGAAAAAACTACCTTAGTGTCTTTAACACCATTTAACCATTGAAAACTACCACGAGTAGTTAATCCTTGATATTTAGCTTCTTCATTAAAATCTATTTGATCGTATATTCTAGTTAAATTAAATATACTGTTTTTTGTTTCATCACGAAACGCATGCTCCTCTGTTCTTGGAAACTGTCGATAAAATTCGTTTAGACCATCTTGATCTTGTTTTAAACCTGCAGCTTCGTTTTCCCAATGCTCTATTACTCCAACCTCAATACTCTCTCCCATCGGTCCTTTAACTGGTTCTGATGGTGTATCGAATACAGGTATTCCATAAGCGTCAATGAATCCTTCGTAATTCCACTCCATAGGTATGAACAAACTATATAGTCCACTGCGAGTCTGTCCATTGCGGTTTCGTTGTGTGACGTCTGAATCATTGTAAAGTTTTTTAAAGTTGTCACCACCTTTGTCAAGTGCATTTGAGGTTGAACCCATCATACACTTACCAATGATACGACTACCTAGTCTAAGACATGTTTTTGTAACGCGCCAGTTGTTTAATATATTATCAGGTCTTTCCCACTTACCACTTTCATCGTGAACTAGTAACGCTAGTTTTTCACCATCGTACGAGTTGTCTCCCGTGTTCTTCCAGTCGATCGTTGTGTCGAGACCTTCCATGATCTCCCTCTCTCTGTTTTGTATAGACTTCTTTGTGAGTTTCGACGCTGGTACTCTATACGCGAGTTCTGATTTCGGTCTATCCATACCGTCTTGTATCGGTTTGAAAAAGAACGGGTAGTTAATTGATATTGGTACAACCTTGTCTGTAAACATCTTCTTAGCATCGGATCCAGACTTTGACAAGATGCCAAATCTAGCATCTGATGTAATTGTAGCAAGGTTAATGGTTTCTGAGCTTGACATAAACGAAAACCCAGAACGTCTGTTTTTAAGGTAGCACATTCCGTAGCATCTTGGATCTGCCTTACAAGCTTCCCAGAATATAAAAAATAATCTATTTGCTTCACGGAAGTCTGGGTGGCCAACGTCAATCTTGGTCCACTGCAAGTACATGTAGTGAGTGCCAGTAATATAAGTAGGCTTATCTTTGTTAACGAACCAAAAACCTTTTTCACGTCTATCAAATTCATCTTCAATATAATCCTCCCACTGTTCTTTAAACTCACTAGATGTATCTCTCCAGTCAAATATTGTTTTTATTCTACCTAATTCCTTAGGATAGTCAAATGGTATCCAACGTTTTTCTTTGTTGCTATACACATTATCTTCTTTAGGCAGAGCTATACGTAAATTTTGTATCTCGTATATTTCACCGATCTCTCCAGTCTTGCTTATAACTACAATATCATTTTCTTTATCATAACCGTATTCCCAAGACTTAGCCTTGTTTCTACGATGTATTGTAGTCAGTTTCACTGGTTCTATGATCTTATATAATGTTTGTTGATACATTACTTAGACCTCCTTTCTGCAAACCCTTTAAATGATTCTTTTTCATTTTCTTTAGGTTTGTTATCTAGCATAGCTTCTTCTTCTTGAATCTTATTCAATATTTCAAAAGCGTCGAATATTGCTAGCTTTTTAGTTGCTGCAGCGTTTTTAAGTCTGTCAGCAGATACATCATCTTCTGTATGAGTAATAATTTTTTCTTCAGCTACACGTATTAGTTCATCAACTGCTTTGTAGCCAGACTGGATTATACTCCTCTTCAGTTCCTTGATATCCATATTTAATACAAATTGAATTAGTTGGTACTCTGTAAAGACGCTGGTTATCTATGATAAACTCATACTCGCTGTCTGGAGTAAAACCTATAAGATCGTCTTTTTTAAGACCGTTTTTTATAAGACCATTATCAAGGTATTTCAACACACCGGTATGTTCTTCTTCTGGGTTAGTTGAAAATAACTTTTTGCTCTTTATTGGTTGGACAAAGCAAAAACCTTCAAGCGGTTTCCACTCTCCGTTTCTTTTATACATAAACACTTGTTCTGGAAAAACAAAGTATTTATCTTCTTCGAAATAACTTTTACTATTTTTTTCTTCTCCTCTTACGTCATGAAACCTTCTAAAGACATTATGGTGAACGATTACTTCATCACCTTTTTTAATACCTGTTTTACCAACGATCGGAGTTTCTAATACAACACCTATTCTACTTACAAACTTGTGGTCTTGTATTTCTGTATTTAATATAAGTTCAACGTCATCGACTTTAGTCGTATTTTCGTATCTATTGTTTTTAGGCTCTATAATAAAACTATATAAGCTCCTCATTAATATTCTAAGTTAAATTCAATACTAATTGCCATGTTCTTATTAAAATCCTTCCAAGGTAAAACTTCACCTCTTTTAGTTATATATATTCTATACCTATCATTCTCTTCAATAATATCACAAATAGTATGTCCGCCATAGACTTCTTGGCCTACAGCGTAGTGCATTGCAGAGTCTTTGTAATCTCTACCAATGCTTATCTTTCTGATTAAATTCATATTAAATTGTTTTTACTTCTTCTTTCTGCGTTTAGGCACGCAGTTAGGTACTTTTTTACCTTTCTTTTTTTTCATGCCAATCATTTCGTATCCTGACCAGCAAGGTGACTTTTTCTTTTTCATGCTACCACTTTACTTTATCAGCCCAATAGGCAGCTGACATTTTACCTTTCTTAATGTTTTTAGAGTGACGAGCCTTAAAACTCTTACGTCTCGCTTTAGACTTAGTATCGCTCTTTTTTCCTGCTCCACTAACTCCTTGCTGCCCAAATCTAATAATTTTCTCTTTTCCATTTGCACATGCTTTTACAACGTGAGATTTAGTCTTGTGCCCAGGAGTTCTTTTAGGCTTGTTGCAAGCCATTTTAGATTTGTTAACGCTAGCCATTACTTTTTACATTTACAGCTAACACGTCCACATTTCTTACATTTCTTGCTCGAGGCTTTCTTTTTACTTTTTCCGTAAGGCATAGTTTCTAGTTGTTTGTTTGTTAATAATCTTTTTACCTCTACGTTGCATTATCTTAACGTAGTCTGTCGTGTATTTTTTTTTAATGACAATCTCAAGATCATCATTTGCATAAACTTTCTGAATAACGTTGATAATTGGATTATCTTCGCTAGACTCTAACCATTGAGTCCTAGATGTTATATCTTCTGAAGACACGATCTTCGTTGAAGAACAACTAGCCAAAAAGAAAGCTGAAATAATTAATAGTTTTCTCATCTTTCTTTATCTTTAATCATATCATCTATAGCTTTATTCATAACCTTATCGCTATAGCTTTTATTTTTATAAAATACATTTGACTCAGTAACAGGTATATCTTCTTGACCTAGCATGATTTTATACATCCTGTTAATCATCAATTTGGTTTTTAGAGAGGTTTTATAAACAGCGTATTTACTGTCCTTGCGATTTCTCTCTTTCCAGACATCGACCCAACCGTCTCGTCTTAATCGCTCCCAGCGATGTTTATCCCAAGTATAAGTATATACACCGTTTATAAAATCTTCTCTGGTAAACAAACCTTTACAGTCTAAATATACTAGCAGTTCTAAATCTGCATCTTTTAATTTATACTGTTTACATGCCCAACGTCTTACTAATCTATAGTATTTAAGGATTTTGAGCTCCCTTAAATCCTCTGGAGAAAGTCTCATTCAACGACGACAACGTCTCCTTGTCTGATAACATGATAGAGTATACCGCCAAACTCAATCCCATGACCGGCATGGCGATCATAATAAATTGTATCATTTTCTTTTAATCCTTCGGTTAAACCACCTACACTTATTATTCTACCTTTAAGATATCTAATATCTTTATTTTGGTTATCAGTTATTAGAAGACCGTTTTGCTTTTTAGGTTCCTCTTTAATTTTCTCTATGATGATATAATTATTAATCGCCTGCATTGAGTCTCTTATTTGAAATTATAGCATCTGCTGAGATTATAGTACTCGCAACACTAACCGCATTTTTCAAAGCTGTTTTTGTAACAAGTGCCG